CTTCAGGAATCTCTGGCAAAAACTTAATGACATGATCAAAAGATTCAGGTATATCCTCATATTTAGTATATGTCTCAAGAATACCATTGTTAAGAATAACGAATTCGTGCTTCATGGATTAATGTCAACCTTGGCGCTCTTGATAGTAATCTTAGATGGTTCAATAACAATAGTAGAATCACCAACCTTGAGTGTCAGCTTAGTACCGCTTTCAATTAGTATATCATCAGATGCATACATGCGAGCCTTACCAGCATCTATCTGTACATCGAAGTTACCCTCTGATATATTGATACCGTATTCGCCCTTGATCATATTTACTTTATGACCTGTAACCTGATCAACAAAGTCACCAGTATAATTATGATTAACCGAACCAGTATGATCGGTAACGATGTTGCCTTCGCTCGTGTGGAATACGTCACCATCAGAGTGAGTTATCTGAGATCCATTTGTACCTGAAACGCTTACTCCACCACCACCATTATATTTGTTTCCAGCTGTTTCTGAATGATGCCCACCTGCAGTAGCATCACGTTTAGTTCCACTAACCTTACTGTCTTGATGACCATCAGTAGTAGACGAATGACCATCAGCATTATACTTGTGTTGTTTACCAACTGTTACACTTACTTCTGCCCCGTCAGGACCATGACCACTATAGTTGCCAGTAGGTAATACGTGGAATAAAGATTCTTTACCTGGCTCTAAGCTCTTCAGTATTTGCTGAGCATGATCTTGAAACACATGTAAGTTTGGATACTTACCGAGGAAAGGTATTTTAGGATGAGCGTTATTTGGATCGTATTCATCTGCCATAGTAAACCTTTATCCGTATGGAGAACCGACGCTGTTCGGTCCAGTTCCTTGAATTGCATCTTGTGCTTTTAATATTTGATCAGTATTATTCGTTGTACCCAATGCATCAGTTAATACTGTACCAGTAGCTCCAGAAAACCCTGGTTCATTTGCAGTAGCCTGAGCATCATTGTATGCTTTGATCTGTGCATCCTGTTGTTCAGCTGGTTCAGCAACAACAGCTTTCTTCATTTCTTTTTTCTTCATAGCAAGTAATGATTGATTCTTAGTATAATCGTTCATCGCTGCTCCTACCTTACCAGCATCTAATACTGACTTAGGTAAATGCCCACCCATTATTCCTTCAATACCTGCAGCTAATCCTGGTATTAGTTTGCTTGCAAGCTTCGTGATACTCTTAAGATCAACACCTTTACCTAATACTTTACTGAGAGCATCAGCAGCTATAGCACCATGACCACCAGTAAGACCAGCAGCAATCTTAGTAATATCAGCAGGAGATATAGATCCACCTTGTGACAATTTCGTCAGTACAGGACCAATACTATTAATTAATTGCCTCGATGAGTTACCTTGTATATGTTCTTGTGCAGAAGAGTAGTGCGGTTCCACACCGCGAATAGTATATTTAAATCGATTTGTTATCGGATCTTTCCACTCAATATATCCAGGATATGGTTCTCTTTCTAATGGATAATACTGTTGAACAAAAGTATCTGCAACAACAGCCACAATGAGATTAGCTGTGGGCGAACCAATCTTTGGATTAACCTGTGGTATATTTCTACTTACTGCTGAATGATTATACTTACCACCTGATGACATAGCAGTTTTCATTACATTTGATAGAGCTGATCGTAATGCATTCTGTACTATTGGTGGTAGACCAGCAGAGTTTAATACTTGTGTTAATGGACCCAGTACATTCTTTAGACCAATAGACTTAGCAAGATCACCAATAGCGCCCTGTATACCACCTGATAGTAGCTTAGTAAGACCAGCTGGAGAAGTCATACTCATAATCTTCTCTACCTGTGCAAATCCATCAACAGCATCAGGTAATACACGACTTAACTTATCAGGATCTACTTGCTTTACGATATCAAGCACATCTGATTTATCTTCTTTCTTTGCAGATGCAGTTGTTGGTTTCTTTGGCTCTTTAAGCTTACTGTCTACTGCGAACTTATTGTCTACTCCAGTAGCAGGTGTATACGTTGCAATAGTTTTTCCGCCATCGCCGTTGTTGATCTGATTAATGTCTATCTTACTGCCATACAAATTACTGAATGGATAATTGGGTGTTGGGTCAGAGAAATTCTGTGCTGCTCCTGGTATAGATCCCTTCTTGATGTCAATCTCAGGTATACCGTCAGAGCTGTCGCCTCCCTCCTTTGGGTCTCCAGCCTTGCCTAAGCTTCCAGTGATGATTGGTAGTTGACAGTCCTTGTCGAACCACTCTCCGTATACCTTTGATCCCTTAACTAATCCTAATGGTGTGTTACCTATCTTACCGTATGCAGCAGAAGTAATAGATTGCTTTGGTATTGCCCAATGTAAATCGTCGTCCTTGATGTTCTCTGTGTCGTCTTGTCTGCCAATAATTCTAATCTGTACTCGACCTGATTGATCTGGATCGTTTACGTTAACTACTATGGCAATCCATCTGTTCCAGCCAAAATCTCTCTCTGTCATTATACGCCTTCCTCAAGATTACCCTTTAATAACTCCATAACGCATGTGTATCTTGGACGCTCGCCAGCTGTTCCAATTTGATGATGTATTCTTGAAATAAGAAACTTGCCAGTCAGTAATGGATCTGTCTTACCGTTATCTGTTGTGCTTACCTTGTTTGGTATTGCTGCGTTAACAGTATATCCAGCAGCTAGCTTGGCGTCTCCGTATACTCTAATCTTCATGGCGTTCTGCATTAATGCTGCAAGGAATGATTGTTGATCTGCTGTCTGATCTGCTATATTCGTTACTGGTCTCTGTGATGTGTCTACTGGAATCATTGATTGTGGTGGGATCTTGGGATTTAAATACTTGGATTTAAAATCTGCTGAATCATATGATCCCTTGCCGCCAGTAGTGTAATCAGTTGAGTTGGTGTCAATGTCTTTCGTCTTATACGTATGTGTGCGTATATCGAATGTCGTTACTCGTCTCTTGCCGCCTGTCTCAATACGATCAGTTGCAGAGAATTGCTTCGGTACTTCATATGCGATGATGTTGTTGTCAGTCTGATTGCTTATGGAACTGTTAATAGCATCTGACTGTTGAAAATCCTTGATCGCTTCTTCCTTGAATAGCTTCTCAATCGTGGTAAACTTAAATGTTTGGTCTGATCCCTTGCGAGTTTCAAAGAATACATATGCAGATGATTTGTTCTCAGAAGATATACCTCTCTGACGAATCATGTCAGTTGCCTTGTATGGATTTTGATGTGAAACAATAATCTTCTGCTTCCCCTTCGTGTCCTCTACGTCTAATGGCTTCTCACTCTTCATGAAGTTCTTGTGTATGTCCTTTACCATGTCAGATATAGGTGAATTAAAACTCTTCTGGATGTAGTTTGTCTTAGAATGAAGTGCTTCTTCTGATACTACCTTGAGTACGTATGTCTTAGCCTTCTGTGTACCTTCTGACTTGAGATCATCAAGTGCATGTAAAGCGAACTTATAGTTTGCTGATTCGCCGCCTGGAGCCTTGAATGATATCTCAACTGTCTCGTCGCCCGATAACTTCATCTGTCCTAACTGATCGTCTGTGTCTAATACGGAGATATCTCCAATGATACCAGGAGTGAAGATACTCTCGTAAATAGATGCAGATACGAATGATTTGGCAAGCTCTAAGTTTCCTCGTGATGAAGAAACAGAAAATGAATCAATTATAATATCTCCTGGATTATAACCATCAGCCATGTATTACTTCATTATCTTTGTTAATTCGTTTGAAATTCTCATTGCGTATCTACTATCGAGAATGTTGATAGATTTCTTCTGCTCGTTCTTTTCTTTCTCGCTATCGTATATAGTTACTGGACTCCAGTAGATATATTCTTCAGGTAATAGGTTATTTGAGATGTTAATAGCTGTTGAGAATGCAGCATTCGCATCACTCTCTCTACCAGTAAGATAACTGGTGCCAGAAATAACTACTGAACTATTAGATAGAGATGTACCTGTAATATGCTGAAGTGTCATCGTTGATGAATTGGATGTGACGATTTGTCCAGTACCTTTGTGTGTACTGTTGAATGTTATGTCTACGATCTCGTTTTGTTTAAAGCTAGTAAACGAAGAACTATTCGCAGTATACTGTCTTACTGAATTGGTGTTGATGATCCAATCCTGCTGTACTCTCTGGTATCCAGCAATATTATAACTGTTTTCATAATAAGGTTGCCAGTATCTGTGAACGTTATTAGCCAGCATACCGTAATCAGAAACAGATATCTTCTGATCGCTCTCATACCAATTGTTTCTGTAGAATGCTACCTTAGACTGTATAACACTAATATCATTGCCATATTTTGCCATCATGAAATTGTTAAAGTCTCTGCTGTTCATATACCAATCGTAATATGGATCAGTAGTCTTGTTACCGAGATACAGAATCCAATCCATAAACTGATCGTTGTAATATGAATCAGCGAATTGATCTGCTCTCTGTCCTTCTGGTATATCATATGGATAAAAGAAATATGGATTCTTAAACGCATCTTGTGTTATAGCTGATCGTTCTGTTATGTTAACAGCAAGATAATTGTTATAGTATACTACTGGAAACTTCTTGAAATAATTCTCAGCCATTAGAAAAATGCTCCTCCCGAGCGGAATGAATTATTCTCAATATCTTCCTTGAGCCAGTATTCAATCTCGAGTAAGTTGATGTCAATTTGCACAAGAGTAGGAGCGTTGGTTCCCTTGAAGAATGATGGTTGTCCACCAACAGCATAGTTCACACTCATTCCTTCGATAACGCATGGCTTAAACTTATATAAAAACGTTTCGTCTGGAAATAAACTAATGATTGCCATGTTTGGATAAGTTAACAGTGTACCGCCAGCATTAGCAGCCATGGCAGGGAGCATGTTGGATTTAAATGTATTGATGATGTCTTTAATAGTATTAGACTCTTGTGCATTGTTTGGTGCAAGCTTCCATGAGAATGTATGCTTCTTGAACACAGGTGATTTGAATAATACTGTTAGGAATGGATTTTGTGCGAGACCACCAAGCTGTAACATTTCTGCAGTAGTAGCACCTGTTAAACCAGTGCCCAATGCTGCAGCTGCAGTTTCTGCTTTGGCTCCAAGAGCTGCTATAGCACCACCAGCTATAGAAGAAAATGCACCACCACCTCTCATTCCTTGCTCGATACCAGCACCAACAGCTGGGCTTGATGCTTCTGCAGGTTCAAATTGCACCTGCAAATTCTCAACTAAATTGTTTGGTACAGGTAAACGAATACCACCAGTCGCATTTAAAAATGGCTGGTTAAAAATAGAACGACGCTCATACTTCTGAAACTGTATAGCTATATAAGAGTTACGATTAGCAGATGGATCAACAAGATCTCCTGGGAACATAAGATCACCAAGATATTTCGATTGTGATACAGCCTGTGGTGGCTTGAGGAAAGCATGACCAACAATTGCAGCACCAGCAACAGCCATAGCGCCACCGATATATGCTTGACCTGTATTTGATCGTGCCCACTGAGCTCCTTGAACAATCTTACTTCCAATACCAGGCATATGTTTATCCTATAAATATCTTTTTACTATTTATGATTGGTGTATGGATGTCGTACAAAACATATAAAGGCTATTTCAAACCAAAACACCCTGAGAAATACAAAGGAGATCCTACTACTATTATTTATCGTTCTCGTTGGGAAAGCGTGGTGATGAGTAAGTTAGATGCTCACCCTGATATTATTTGGTGGCAGAGCGAAGAGATTGCTATTCCATATAAGAGTCCAGTAGATGGAAAAGTCCATAGATACTTTCCAGACTTTCTTGTCAAGATGAAAGATGCTGATGGTAAAATTAAAATTATATTGATTGAAGTTAAACCATATGCACAAACACAGCCACCTGTGATAAAAGAAGGCGCTTCGAAACGATCTCGCAAATACATAACAGAAGTTTGTACGTATGGTATAAATAGTGCTAAGTGGGCGTATGCCAAAAGGTATTGTGAAGAGAGACAATACGAATTTATGATTATGACAGAACGAGAGCTAGGATTATAATGGCAGCTTATATATTTCAGTCGATAGCTAACAAAGGTAAAACAGAAGGCATTACGCCTAACAAAACATCATCGGCTAGACTTTGGTATAGAAACGAAGCATCCAAACTAATATCTAGGAACGTAAACAAAAATCGTATTATGAATGACAAAACTAATGTCAAAACTCAGCTAACGAGAAATGATATTGGTAAGATGTATTTGTTTTTCTACGATCCAAAGGGTAAAGCAACACTACCATACTACGACATATTCCCAATGGTATTTCCAATTGGATTTCAGGAGGGTGGCTTCCTTGGTATCAATCTCCATTACCTTCCTCATTATCTGAGAGCACGTTTGATGGATGCATTGTATACCACAGCCAACAACGATAAATATGATGAAACAACAAAATTGAAAATTTCTTATGATATGCTCAACGGCGCTTCGAAATTTGGTCCATTCTCGGCATGTGTTAAAAGATATCTGTGGGATCATGTACAAGGCGGCAAATACCTATACGTAGAACCTTCTAACTGGGACACTGCTCTGATGCTACCGCTTGAAAGATTCCAGAAAGCACCGAACTATAAAGTATTCGGCGATTCAATAGCGAAAGTAAGATAAATGGCTGGGTTTAACGTAAACAATTTTAGATCAGACATATCCAAAAATGGTGTGTTGCAGACCAATAAGTTTCTGGTTGCATTTAACTCTCCGCCATGCATGCAAGGTGTTTATATTGGTACACAACAAGGAACAACATATTCATCATCTACCGAACAATTAGTTCAAGCGAGAGCTGAGTCTGTTAAA